ATTAGATTGGTTTATGAAATATCAAGGCAACAGCATTTCGACTTCTGGTTTCGTTGGCACAGCCACACAAGGTAATGTAACACTAACACTAACATCAAGCCCAACTACCGCATCAGGCAACAAATTCCGTGCAGGTGACCTAATCCAATTAGGCACAACAGGTAAAGTTTATAGCGTAGTAAGTGATGTAGCATTTAACAGCAATGTAGTCACGCTCAATCGTCCAGTTATAGATAGTTCAGGTAGCAAGACCTTAGTGGTAGGGCCTAATGTTATATTCAAAGTTATCTGCACTAACTTACCAAACTGGACAATATTTGCTCGTGATCAAGTCAGTTGGGATGGTACATTTACCTTTTATGAAGATCTAACATAATGGCAGTCTTAGATCTCAGCAGTTATACCAGCATACAAACTAATCTGTTTGTGCGTCTGGATATCCCTGGCTATCAAGTATTGAAGTTCAGTGACTTCAGTGTGCCTTACACTATCAACAGCGAAAGTTATACAGCACTTGGACAACTATTATCAATCAGCGATAGTAGCAGTGAACTCCGTGCAACACCACAGGAAGTTACTGTGTCAATTGCAGGCATACCAAATACCAATGTGTCAACTATCCTAGCCAATCCAGTCAAAGGTAGTAGCATCAAAATCTATCGTGCTTTCTTTAATCCCAGCACAGGACAATTATTAAGCGTTAGTGGCAACCCAGCACAGAAGTTCCAAGGTATCGTTGGCAACTATGATATCACAGATGAACTTGAGATGGGCAGTTTAACAGGCACAGTCAGTCTAACACTGACCTGTACCAATGTAGTAGAATTACTAAACAATAAAGTAGCAGGACGCAGAACAAATCCAATTGATCAAAAGAGTTTCTACTCAACAGACATAAGTTTTGATCGTGTGTTTGCATTAGCAAACAGCAACTTCAATTTTGGGGCAAAATAAATGAGTTTCTTTGGCGGCATAACAAACATATTCACTGGTGGTGGAGCATTAGGTAGCCTCGTTCGTACGGTGGCCATGGGTTATATCGTTAACAAGCTCAGCAACTCAGCAACCAAAGAAAACGAAATAGGCAGTCGCAGTGGTGAACAGAAAAATGCTCCTGGCATCGACAATGGTGTCCGACTACAAGTTCCTCCAGCCGCAGATGAAAAGATACCAGTCTTATATGGTAGTGCTTTCTTTGGTGGTATCATCAGTGACGCTGTTATGTCAAATAACAATCAGCGTATGCACTATGTTCTTACCTTGGCTGAAAAGACAGGAACACTATATTCAAATAGTGCTGTAACCAGTTACAGCTTTGGTAGTATTTTCTATAATGATCAGACCATAACATTCAAAGCAGATGGCGTAACTGTTGATTATACCACAGACCGTAGTGGCAATCGAGATGCTAGTCTAGATGGACTAGTAAAAATCTATTGCTATGCAGGCGGTAGTGCCAGTACTAATCAAAGATTCCCAACAGGTACAAGTGGCACAGCCGTAAATGCCTATAGCATAGTAAGTGGTTGGACAAGTGCCCATGCTATGACCAATTTGGTATTCGCTGTGGTTGAAGTCAACTATTCAGCAGAACGCAATATCAAAGGTATTGGTGATGTTAAGTTCCAAGTCTCAAGTTCATTGAACAAGCCCGGCGATGTTATCTATGATTATGCTACCAATAATCTATATGGTGCTAACATTGCCAATACAGAAATTGACACCACAACTATCACAGCGTTAAACTCATATTCAGCTAACAGCGTAACCTACATCGATGAAAATTCAGTAAGCCAGACTTTAACCAATAGATATCAGATCAACGGATTAGTTAATACAGACAACGCAGTGATGCAGAATGTTGAAGAGCTTACTAGTTCAGCAGGCAGTTGGTTAAGTTATAGTTTGGTAACAGGTAAATGGAGTGTTATCGTTAATCGCGCAGGCACCAGCGTAGCCAGCTTTGATGACACTAACATTCTAGGCACAGTATCAATAAGTGGTACTGGATTACAAGACCTCTATAATAGCGTTAAAACAGAATTTCCAAACCGTGATATCCGTGATGGCACAGACTATGTCCAATTAAGCATAGCCGCTGGTGATCGTAATGCCAACGAGCCAAATAACCCACTTAACATCAGCTATAACTTCCTTAATGAGCCTGTACAGGCACAGCTATTAGGATTCATTGAATTAAAACAAAGCCGCATTGACTTAGTCATAACTTTCCAAAGTGACTACACCACACTTAATCTAGTGCCAGGTGATATTATCGATGTAACCAATAGCGTATTAGGATTTACTAATAAACTATTCCGTATCATCACCGTAGCAGAAGTCGATGGCGATCAAGGCCTACAAAGTGAAATCACTGCATTAGAATATGACAGCACAGTCTATAATGAAGACCTAAGCCGTGTGACAAGAACGGTAACTAATGGATTTACCACAACAGGTAACATTGGTCGCCCAGGCACTCCAACTATTGTTAAGTTTGAGGATGATGCTCGTCCTCGTATTGAAGTTAGCACGACAACACCAACAGGCACGGTAGAAGGTATTGAGTATTGGTTGTCAAATGATGTGGCTGTAGGTGAAGCACAAAGAAACTATCGTCTAATTGACACAAGACAACCATCAGGTGGTAATGCTAATGTCCGCGGAACATTTACCACAGGCGAAACAATCACACTTGATTATGATAACATTGGTACTAGCAACCTAGTAGTAAAAACCCGTGGTTATAATTCAACCACAGTGGGTCCATTCAGTAGCAATAGTGCCATAACAACATTCACATCAACACAGACCACAGATGCTCTATCAACTACAACCGTAGCCAAAGATGAGCTTGGTGGACTGATGACAGCCTTATCAATCGTATCATTGCTAAACAAATTAGATGGATTGTTTGGTAATAGTTCAACAGCCGGCGGTGGTGTGTTTGATACTATCAAGAAAGTATTATTTCCAGATGCCGCAGGTAGTGCTAGTTCAAATGCCTATGCTATTTTAGGCAGTAGTAATATATTCCAAGGACAGATAACCAGCGCGATCAGCAGTCAAGTTAATGATCCCGCATTCCAAGCCAATGTCAGCAGATTTACAGGTAGCTTAGAAAGTTATAGTATTAATGCCTTGGGTGATGTTGATACAGGTAATATTAATGCAATAGTAAATGATGTCTTAGCTTGGGATGGCAGCAAATGGCGTCCAGCACAGACCTGTTGTCCAAGTTTAACCTATCGTGCCCCAGCTCCAGGCGATCCTGGCTACCCACCGGCTCCTGTTGCCGAAACAGCATTCTTGTCTAGGATATTAACATATCCAAATGATATTAGTAGTACGGCAAGTCAGGAAGTCACAGGTCCTGGAGGAGTAACATATCCAGCTTATGTACCATCTCCCCCATATGATGGTGAATTGGCTCCACAGACAGGAAGTTACTACGCATATTTTACCGGAGCAACGACACAAGGAAGTAAAATATATAGTAATCTTGTAGTTGGTACAGGCAGTGTTAAATTATATAAATCAAATGGAACGCTGGTAGAAACATTAGCGGCAGCAAGTCTAGTCATTGATCGCAATCGTGTAGAGTTTCCTTTTGCTGATAGAGAATTATCTACAAACTATTATATCTTAATGGATGCAGGTGTTGTTAAATATTGCCCAACTAGTTATGTGGATAGTCCAGCAATTTCTTCAGGCACAGTTTGGAATTTTAATACACCATATTATACTGTTTCAGCTTACGCAAATGTTGCGGCTGGAAGTTTAGATACCTTAGCAAGTCCAAGTGCCCCAGCAAATCCAGCACTAACAGTTACAGGCATCAATTGGGCTAATTTATTATGTCCAGCAACTAGTTTGGTAGTTAGTTTTAGCGAGGCAATTACATTAAATTCTGGTACAGTAACAGTTACTGGAAGCAGCGGAGTTATTGCTAACTTAGCTGGCGGAACAGCAACAATTAGTGGTAGTCAAATGACATTTGGTTCCATGGCTAATGTTACCTACGGTAATATATATACTGTAACTGTTAGTGCAGGTATTGCCAGAACAATCCGTAGCGATGCTACAAGTTTTGCCTGCGGAGTTTGGGCAAACACGGCAGCAACACAAGCAACATCTACAGCATTTGGTAAAGTGATAGCTACCAAAGATGAATTAATCTTAAGTAGCTATACTTTAGTAGAACAGGATATTACTGGTAATGTTATTACAGCGGGTCCATACTCATCAACTAGTATAGAAAGTTTACTTTCATTAACATTTAATCGACCAATCTATCGTGTTGGTAGCGGAGCATTAAATATCAGCATTTATGAAGCGAATGGCACACTACATCAGACTTTTGATCTAAACACTAGTTTCTCAGCAAACAAAACCAGTGAAATTGTTTCTATGTCTGATGGCGGAACTACAATCGTATTAAATCCAACAAAAGATTTCAAAACTGGCACAGGTTATTATTGTTTAATTAGTGCTAATATTATCAAAGATGATTGTAATATAAATTATCCAGGTATAAGCTCTACTAGTGCTATTACTTGGACTACTGTAGATGTTCCATTATCATCTATCACACCATCACCAGGTGCAACAAATACAACAATTAATGAAACAGGAGTACAGGCTAATTTTGGTACAGCCATTGTGCCAGGATCAGGTAGATTGAAAATATTTACTAGTGCGAATGTATTAATTGCAAACATTAGTTCTACAAATGGCAATGTTATATATAGTTAACGAGGTTTAGAGATGGCAAATACAAGTATTAGAATTGATACCGTTGGTCTAGGAATTAATTGGGCATTAGGTGAAACCTATCGTGTACAAATTGATGAGGGTTTTTTATTACAGGAAGGTGGATTGCAATTACCATTAAGTGGCGGCAATATCACTACTTTTACTACACCAAATAATCCTCCAACAGTTGCATCAACATATCCAACAAATGGAACTACTGCTTCTGAAGAAAATCAAACTATAACTATAGCTGTTGATAGAGCTAATATTGTAGGACTAAGTGGTAATGTTTATCTATACAAGAAAGCAACACCAAATGTTTTAATTACTACCTATCGCGTAAACTCAAATACATCTATAAGTGCCAACACAACCGCAGTTGGTTTAGGTTATTATAATAACACAGATACAATATATGGTAATATTATTACAATACCAATACACCATTATCTTGAAGCTAATACCAGTTACTTTGTTAGAACAGATGCAAACATTATTCAAGATCTAAATGGACATAAATTTACTGCTATTACTAGTAATACTGCTTTTGCTTGGACTACATCTAATAGTTGGCAGAAAGATTTATCAAGTTCTCCTGTAGTAACATATAATGAAGATACCACTAAAAAAATCTTAACTCCAACAGTGATTAATGATATCAACAATATAATTGGTTATGAAAATAATTCTTATACTTTAGCTATTACTTCAACTACCAATGTTCGTATTAGAAGTTTAACTATTAATGGTAGCAATTGGACTAATAATATACATACATTAACAGGTAATGCCAGTTCAATAAATGGTCAACTAGCGAATGTAGTGTTAACCCCAGCAGATGATGGTATAGATAGTATTATTCTAAATTATTCATTAACTACACCCCCTGGAAATGTATATACAAGATTACAGACAATACCTTGTGTCTCAGTAAATCAGGAAACATTAAATTTAGCTGTTAGTCGAACATACCAATATGGTAATACATCACAGTTACTCATGCCAACAAGTCCAATACAAGTTGGTGATGATGGTGTAGGATCTGTAGATAATTATGAAGTTTATATAAGTTCAACCAATATTGTTATTGGATTTAATGATAATAATCCTTTATATATTTCAGGCTCTAAAAATTCTGTAAATGCAAGTTTGGCTAATGTTATGATTACCAGTCCAACAGGATATATCGGTAACACTTCATTTACCTATACACAAATTAGAAATGGTACGACACAGACAACATCTACAATCGATGTAATACAAACTAATGTTATTGGGAATTTGAATGCATCAGTTACCAAAACCACACAAGGATATTATGATTTATATTACATTAACAGTAGCAATTATGTTAGATTAAGTGGCGATACACCTATAAGATTTGTTTTAGTTGGTGGTGGTGGTGGAGGTGGTAGAGGAGCCTTTGGCTCAGGTAATCCATTCACAACTACAGGAGGCGGTGGTGGTGGTGGTGGCATTATTGAAACCTTGTCAGATTATTATTCAGGATCTTACTTAATCACTGTTGGGCAAGGAGGAGAGACTAACAGCAATGGTGGTGATACTATTGGTTTTGGTCAGACAGCATATGGTGGTGGCAGTGGAGCGTATACTTTTAGAAGAACTAATACTGGTGGATCTGGCACAATTGATCTTGGCAGTATAAATGCTACTAGCGGTGGATCCGGTGGTGGTGGTGGCATGTATTCACCTGATAGTCTAGGTAATTTTGAATCACATAAATTTGGTGGAAATGGAGTAGTTACTCAAGGTTATGCTGGTGGTAACGGAGGTTATAGTTATTCAGGTGGTGGTGGTGGTGCCGGTGGTCTCGGTAATGTTATACTTAGTGAATATCCTATAGGGGGCGGTCCGGGTAAAACAGTATTCGATGGTATTACTTATTCACCTGGTGGTAATGGTGGTTTAGCTTTTGTAAACACATCCTCTGATGTGTCAATAAAAGGTGCTGGTGGTCATGGCGGCGGCACTCCAAATTTAGCAGGTAGACAAGGTGCAAATGGGCTTGCTATAGTGGCTGTTGTTGATCCTTCAGCCTTGCCAAATGCTCCAACAAATGTTAGTGCGTCTATTAGTAGCACAACTTTTACATCTGCAACAGCCACTATATCTTATAATACTTCAACAGTATCAGGGGCTTCTGCTATAACAGGATATTATGCAATTTCATCACCTGGTAATTTAGTTGGTTATGTTTCAGGCACCGGTGGTGGTAATATCACCGTTGCTAATCTATCTTTAGTGACCAACTATACTTTCCAAGTTAAAGCTCAAAATGGATATGGTAATAGTTTATCCAGTGCATCAAGTAATAGTATATTAGGTGCTAGTGTACCTTCTGCACCAATAATTGGTACAGCTTATTTGTTATCTAATAGTTCAGCAAATGTTTCATACACTGCATCAGTGAATAACGGTGGATATGCTATAACCAGTTACACTGCGGTATCAACGCCAGGTAACATTACTGCAACATTATCTACATCAGGCAGTGGTAATATTACGGTTAATGG